GTACTGGTTACTCGTTTACCTTCTGTCGTAAGTTTTACAACGTCAAGATTAGGCATCAGTGCCTACCTGTCTCATCCTGTCTACCAAACGTCGTGCGCGGTTGGGTACTTGAGTGTACCAACGCGAGTCGACCATCTCATCGGCTGCAGAAGACCAGCTTCTAGCATCAACTCCTGCCTTCATACCCTTGAACTTAGACAGACGTGGATATCCAAGATTAAACATCATGTTTGCTATAATTAACTGTGCTTCTTCTGGTAAGTCATCAAAGTCTTTGTAAAGCCTGTGACAGTCTTCTATTGTTACGGCAATATCTAAGTTAAATGCAGATTGTACACGGCTTTGTTCTATGACTGTACCTACATCCTTGCCGTACTCTGGGTCGTTCTTGGTAATCAGATGCCCTATTCCAAACGTGGGTAATCCCAAATGGTCAAGGTATATTTCGTACTTACAGCCCTCGTCTTCAGCTAATTCTTCTCTAAGTTTATCTAAATTCATTTTTTCTCCGAACCTAACCACACTGCGAACGCGCCTGTCATTGCGCCACTGACGACGCTAATCATTGCGCTCTGCTGTGTACTGATGTCATCCAATGAAATTCCCCACTCAATCACTCGTATGTACATTATAGTCATTACAAGCATCATTAAGCGTGGTAGAATCTTGTACTCTAATATCGTCTTTGCAGCCATTGTTATCTCTTTCCGAAGAATTTAGTTGCGCTACGTACTCCAAAAGAAGCAGCCACAATAACACCAAGACTATACTGATACCACTGAGGCATTGCTTCCAACTGGGCAAAACCATTTGCTACTACCTCTTCCATTCCGGGGATAAACGCTAATATAAGTGGGATACTGAACAGTATGGTAAGCCATTCATCTTTCCAACTGTTCTGGCTTCCTTTAGCCATTTCTAAATCCCAATCAATCTCACCAGTAGCTTTCTTCTCCATGATGACTGCTTCAGCTTTTGCTTTAGCAACTTTGGTAGCTGACTGTGCTTTTTTCTCTTCTACTTTACCTTGTAGCCACGTACCTGCTAGATCTGTAACAGGCCCAATGAGCATGTTTAACATTTCCACCTCTTACGAGCTTGGCGCAAACGGCTGTTCGGGTCTTTAGCCGCCTTTGGAAACTTCTTCATCTGTCCTGCAGAACGAGCGCAGTACGACTTACGACGCTTTGCATCCTTGCTTCCCGGTTTTACTTTTCCGGTTACGGCAGTTTTTAGCTTGCTTCCGGGGTTTTTACGACGGTAAGCTTTTACTCCAGCCTCTGTCATACCTGCACCTGACTTAGTAGGACGAAAGTTCTTTTTATTTCGTTTAGGCATGTTATCAGGTTTACGTGCCATTATATTCCCTTCTCTTCTTTGCATCTAAAAGAAAATGTGTGAGGCGTACCCAATATTTCTGCAACATCGACAACTATCTCAGATGCCCGTTGTTCACATTGAATTTGTTTATTGTATGGGCCGTAATCGTCTTCTAAAATAACGCACTGCCCTGTTAGCATCGAACATGCCATTACAAATGTGCTAAACATAAGGTATATTCCCCAGCAGCGTTAACTGCAAATATCATAAAAATAAGTGTGCGTCAAGGGGCAAGTTGCCCTGCCCCCGACATTTTATTTATGCAAAAGATGCTGCAGTTTCTGCAGTACCTAATTCCGCAATAACTGCGAAGACACGAACCTTACCATCGAAAGTTGCTGTGTTAGCAATCAAATCAATAGTATCTGCGGCAGTGTACAGCTTTGCTGTTCCTGCAGCATTGTTAATTTCGTGACCTGTCGCAGTTCCGTCAAGAGCCGCAACATATAAATCATCATCAGCATCGTCACCTAAATCTAGGACAGGTGAACCAGTTGATGCCGCAGTTAGAACTTCCACACCAGCCATAAGAACAAGTGTGTTAGCTTTCATCTCAAACACTTCTACTGAATCAGAAGTGGTTAAGCTAGTTGAAGAGAAGTCTAATACAACTTCTATAATTTGTGGCTTGATGCCGACGGGAACGCCAGCAACAGCACCAGTAACGGTATAAGTAGCCATTGATTAACCCCCCCTATTACAGTGAAATCACAGAACGTACGAGTGCTTCTGGGCGAAGGACTTTGCGTCCAAACACGTGAAGACCACGAACGATATCTGAGAAAGTTTCGGTTGAACGAACAACTTCTGTCTTCGCAATGTGAGAAGCAGTAGCTGTTGATGACATGTGACCAGCAAGGATTGGGAACTCACCTGCACCTAGACCTGTTACATCAACAGTGTCTGTGCCAGCAGCGTTCATAGCTGTTGACTTGTAGCAGTTAAATCCTGCAATGTTGCCCTGCATCACAAGACCGTTACGTAGTGGAGAAGTACCGTCGCCAGTTACCTGAACTTCAGCAAACTTTGCTCCTGCTCCGAACAGTGTCTCGTAAAAAGCTGGTGGTGCAACAAACCAACGGTTCTCTTCAGGAACAGTTTGGTCATCCAATGCACGAGCCATCTTTAACATAATGTTAACTAAGTTGTCACCTGTTTGACCAGACAACGGTGTACCAAGTGTACCTAGCCCTGATACAGTTGCAGTTGCTGCGTCTGTCTCAGATGAGATACCAGCACCATCAAACATAGCAGTCAAAATGTTACCGTCGTACTTACGTTTTAGTGAGTACGCACCTGATGATGTTGCTAGTGCTTCAAAGTTAACATGTGACTGACGCTCTTCGATGTCGTCAATCTTAAACGCAAATGCGTTTGCTTGGTCAACAACCATAGTTGTCTGATCGTCAGCCAAGTCTTGTGGGTTCACAGTAGCTCCGCGTGAATAGCTAGACACTGTGATTGTTGGTTCTTTAATGATACGAACTGTATCACCGAAGTTTTCAATTTCACCCGCGTAGTCGGTATTAGTAATATCTTCTGCAACCGAAGCACGACGGAAGAACTTGAGAACTTTTTGACTGAAAATTTCGGGTGTGAAATTCCCAGAAGGCAGGTTGTTGTAACCTGATGCGCTATTAAAAGCCATAGTTCATTCCTTCCTTTGAGGATTAAGAGTTAAAGTTAATTCGCCCTTCTGATCTCGCGGTGTCTATTTCAGCTTCAAGCTTTTCAAACTCCCACGGTTTCATCTTGGCTATCTCAGAAGCATTCCAAATTTTACCTTCTGTTTTTTGTGTAGCAACTTCTCTCGCTTGTTGACGAGACACACTTGCTGCAGCATCGTCGGAAGATTTAGGTTTCTTCTGAGTTTTGCCGATACCTTTATCAGCTTTGTAAAGGTCAATTACCCGTGCTGCCAACTTTGCATTGGTATTGTTTTGATAAATACCATCGCTTAATGATTCTGGTTGATCGTCTAACCATTCTATAAACTTCTTATCAGATTTTAAAGTGTCAAAGTCAGGATGCAACCTGAGTAGTTCTTCGTACGCTTTTTGTTTTTCAAGATCCTTTTCTCTTGCTTTAATAGTGTCTAGTTCTTGACGCATCTGTGCAAGCGAAGTTTCAGCTTGAATACCTGATACTGTTTCTACAACTTCAAACACATCTGGATATCGCTTTTTAAAGTCTTCCAACTCTTCTGCAGTTTTTGGAGCAGCTACACCACGAGGCATTGCGTACTCTTTTTCTTTCAGTGATTTTAGTTGTGTAACAAGATCTTCACGTTCATTTTTAAATTCTGATAATTTTTCATCGTAGTGACGTTTTAAATCATCGTACCTTTTTTTATAATCGTGTTCTTCTTGTACAGGTTTAGTTGCAAAACTTTCATCTGATTGCTGAGTAGCCGTTTGTTCGGGGTCAGCTTGAGTTTCTACAGTTTCACTTTCTTGGTTATCTTCATCATCTTCTTTGTATACGTCTTCACGATACTTTCCGCGATAAAGTTGATCGTTGTTGGTTGTACCAAACGAATCATTTGCTTTGTTGGCACGGTGGCCTTTTTGTTTTGCCATTTTGTTTACCTCATTGTTGCGGGGCTACTTGGCGTGTAGGTAGCCGCTTCGGTTATATGTCAGGGCCGCGACGTACGCAGGTGGCTGACGAAAAAAATTAATTTAAAAAAGGTATAGGTATTCCAAAAATTGTTTTAGGTTTGTCCTTTTTAGGTTTGTCCATTTCAGGTCTAGGAGACGGTTTATCAGGATCTAACGGGCGTGTTCTTAAATACTCATCAAAAGTAAGATCCGAAAAACCTTTTTCAGTGTCGTACTGATCTTCTTTTTTCAATTTACGACGTATTTTTATTCCGTCTGCTACCCTTTGTTTAAATTTTTTAAATTCTTCTGCTTTACCTTTTTTTACTTTTCCTCCAGAGTGATGTATTTTAAGAAATTCCTCAAACGTTTTTGGATTTTGACTCATAATTTGAGAGAAATAAACTCTAGAAACTATTGGATAAAATTTCTCATGCAGTTCTCTGGGTATAATTCCTTCTGAAGCATTAGCAAATTGACTGTTAGGAACGTTTGGAAATCTATTGCTTCTTTTCTTTTTTACTTGAATATTATATTTTTCTTTACCTTGATTAATTAAGATATCGACGTAATCATTTAAATCTTTATCGTCTGGAAATAAATTCTTTTTTTTCAAAAGTTCTATTGTCCCATACAAGAGTCCTGCTGGGCCAAAAGCACTTGATCCTGTTACCTTGTGAAATCTATATGGGTTTTCTTCGTATTCTTTTCCAGCAGTTCCTATCTCTCCGTATTTAATTGCATACTCTAAATCTTCAAGAGAATTTAATCCTTGTTCTTGTAAAACTTTTCTAACTTCAGGAAGTTCAGTCGGGCCTACCGTATCTACAAACACATCCGGTTTAGGAATAGGAACAGCAGAAGAGGTCGGAGTAGGAATTTTATTTATTTGATCTGCAGCGTTAACTGTTCCCCCGACGTTTAACTTTTTTTTTATAAATCCACCTTCTGCAGCTTTTACTTCCGCTTCTTGTTGACGACGAGCAACTTCTCTTTTTCCACGATTGTTTATTTTTGTTAGGCGATCTTCCCCAATTATTCGTTTTAACTCCGGTGGTATAACTACTTCACCTTTAGAAATCGCCACATCTATTGTTTGAACAGGCATATCCGGAACGAATATACTATTTTGACGTGCGTACTTGATAGCATCAACTATCATGTTTTTGATGTCTCTACTTCCCTCTATCTCAACTGCTGGTGCATTAATTACAAATCCTTCGTTAGGTAGTTTTGTAAGCACGTCATCTGCTACAGTTTTATCGTTAGGAACATTCTCCGGTGTATTGCCTACAAATCCCACTGGGCCAGTAAAGTTAGCTCCGCTATTTACATCGCCCCCCGGAGCGAGTTTTTGTAAAGACCCCCCATAAGCAACCTCGATTGTAGGCAAAGCCCCTGCTTGGCGCATACGTGCCTCAAAGTCGCTTTGAGACGTAGGTTGATTTTTACGGCTAGCAGAAAAAGGATTAGACTTTGATGAAGCTCCGTAGAAGTC